CCGTCATCTTGGAAAGGTGTGTGTCCGTGATCGAACTTATTAGAATTAGGACGCACATAAGTCTGTGCATCAATAAACATACTATCAAGGTTAGACCTTAATGTTTTTAATTCTTCGTAACGTTGTTTAAGTCCTTTAACTGACATAAATTAGTATCCTAGTCCTGATCCGCCACCAAGTGATTTACGTCCTTGTGTTTTTGCACCACCAGTAGATGTAGATCTACGTCTGTTTGATCTACCTAACCCCATTGATCCGTAAGTTAATACTTCACTTGGTCTGCCTAACCGAGCTAGTGGTCTTCTAGCTACTGGTGTAGGAGGAGGAGCTGCAGCCGGTGCTGCTGGGATCGGAGCTGCTGCTTGTGGCTTAGGACGATTCATATTTTGATATACGTAGTAAATTTTTCCAAAGATAAATCTTTGGTTTATCAATATTGTGATAACGGCAAAATCTAACTCTGTCAAGTCTAAACGGGGCAAGTTCTAAGAACAGGTCTATTGTTTTACCTGGAATCCTGTGTGCCGCGTACGCCACATCCCAATACTTACCCTTTTCATCTTCTAGTACTTCGCCTAATAATATGTAGTCGACAGCCATAAACAAATACTTTTCTGTGCCTACAGGTATATTTAAAAACTCATCAAGCAAGTTAATAAAGTTTTCTTTCTTGGTGTTATACAAGACAACCGCCTCGTCTATCATCGAAAGACGATAGTACTCACCAACTGATGCCTTTAACTTCGTACTCAAAATTTCGTTTCTTCTTATCTAGTGATGGTTGCTTTAATCCGACAGCTAAGGTTCTAAACGCGTCAGCTCCGTGAGAGTTAGCATCGTGGACCGGCTGCTTCCTGAATACGCCGCGCGATGAATCGAACTCCTTGTGGTATCCCTTTAGTGCTTCGATCCCTGCATAGCAATCGCTCTTAGAAAACCAGCACTTGTGTAACAACAAACGCACAGCTTCGATGCCGTCGATAACCGGTATCTTCTTTACAGTTGTAAATTTTAATCCCATAGACCTAGCCATCTCTAGTCTACTCTTACCTGTTCCCAGCTCACGTACTTTTATATCGTGAGGTGCGTAGTGCTTCCCGTAAGCCACTTCCTTTCTGGCTGCCCACGTATGCAACTCTCTTGCGTAGTGTGGTAAGCCCTCCCCACTATTCTCATAGTAATTAACTATGCGAATCTCATTTCTATATAGTTGAAAGAACCATATAGTCGTAGCGTCATCCATACCTAAATCCCACGCAGTGTGCACAGGTAACGTTGGCTCAACTCCTAAACTATCTACTATCCTCTTCTCCCTATACGCCTTATTTATCTGAGCTCCGTAGTACGCTCCTTCGACTGGTACTTTAAACGAACACATGTACTCCGACTGAAACCGCGCTTCGTTGTTTAACTCGCTTCGGGCAGTACGCAACTCTTCGGGTGTGATCGCCTTTGTGTCCTTGACTGACAGGTGACTGCTATACCAGTTGCTGTCCGACTGGGCTTTTAATAATAATTTGTAGAAATGATTCTCTCCTCTGGGTGTTCCGTTGAATAACGCCCACCCACCATTCTCCGCTAAGATCGGATTGATCAACTGCCACGCGCTAGGATCTGAAATACTATACTCGGAGAATACACAACCAACCGGATTCGCACCCACCATCTTGTCAGGGTCGTCCGATCCCATGAGCTGGATAACACTTCCGTTCTTTAGATGCACACGCATCTCCTGCTCACTCTTCTTTTCGACAAGCTCCCTAGGAAAATAATCAATAAACTTCTTACCCTCGCCGGTCATGCCGTTCCACACAATACGACGTGCCTGATTCGCATACGGTAGAATATACCAGAACGTTCCTACACGTTGCATGGCTTTGATCGCCATAATATTGATACATGTTAAATCCTTACCCGCACGCCTGTGCCAAGCTACGCACGCTCGCAAGCCGCGATTTTTCTTCGTCATGTATTTAAGCAAAGGTAGCTGGTAGCTTCTGGGCTCCCATCCCTGCGCCGGTATCTGTATGTCCATTACTCTTCGGTCTCTTCGCCACCTACCTCTTCATCGTCCCAGACAATCTCCATTCCCTCTAGACGATCAAGCCGTATCAGATCTTTTACCCCTTCGGCAAACATCATGGTAGCTATTTTTTTATTGTTGAATCTGTATTCGAGCTCCCCGTTCTCCTCGTTTATAACCGCTATAGCATAGTTAGAGAAATGCTCTCCTGCTATACCAGCCAGTTTTTCGATTGGGTTTGGCTCACTCATTTTTATCTTGCTCACTTAAAAACTCATCATATTCCTCGACATTGTCAACCTCTTCTACAGGTGTTGCTATATCCGCTTTCGATAAAGAACTATAGTCTACAGTCAATATCTTCATCTCGCCCGTGATATTTTGCTGTACGTCTACACTCTTTAGCTTGGGCTGGGTGTAACTAGCCAGCTCCTTCCACAGCGCAATCTTCTCTTTTACTGGTACATCACTATCGTCAGTGTACTCTAGCAACTGCTCGATCGGATTGATCCCACGTTCCGCAAACATAGCTAATAGTGCCTTACGCTGCTCCGATGGAGTAGGCGCTTTTGACATCATATCAAGAAACTGCTTCTTTGTGTCCAGCTGTTTCTCGACGACAGCAAGATCCTTCTGAGCCTCCTTCATGTCCACCTCAGCTTTCATCCGCTTCTTGTGACATCGGGTTCTCTTCGCGTTTTGTTGTTTTGTTACCTGCTTGGGTTTACCAGCAGCGTATGTTCTACCGTCAGGTTTTTTGTCCACAATTCACGTATGGACTACTAGAGACATTTTGTCAAGCCGTTCACACTGTTCACACTCATTCACACTTGTAACGGGGTAGGTGTGAACTACTTATATATATTAATAATAAGGACTTAGGGAATCGTTCACACTATTCACACTTTTTCTAGGGGTATTGCAATCTATTTTTACTATAGGGGTCAAAAAAGTGTGAATTGTGTGAACAAAGTCATAAGTCGTTGATAATGCTATACACTTATAATTCACACTTAGGAAAAAAAAGTGTGATCTAGGTGTGAACAGTGTGAATTTGTGCATAGAATTGCATAGAATTAACCTAAACCTATGAACCTTTGTACACTAAAACTCTAGAAAATTGAAAAATGGATGCGCAGGTAGGGACTCCACCTGTTGCATTGACCCGGTTTCCCCCATGCCGGGGCCCTTGCTACACCGTGCGAGTCACACACACCCCCGCCCCACGCTAATTCGTCCCACTATCCATGCACCTACGGAATCCACGACTCACAGCCACGATATGAGAGTGGTTCTAAGTATCTATGGATCAAGGACATAAGCTAGTCAAGGACAATGCTTCGACGCATCCTGCGTCTCGCAACACCCTATCGGGCATCCACATCTCACAATGTGTTGATGCTCATAGGTTTGCGACAGTGTACAGACATAGCGCCTCGCCTCACCCTAACAGTGTCCGCTTGTCGACCCTCTTGGTGTCGGTAATGCACGTCAGCCAGCCTGTCACAGGTCACGATCAATCCGGACATCTCCACGCTTTGGCGCTCGTCGTGCAGTCGACCTTTCGCTTCACGTTCCCGTCCTCAAGACGGATTGCTTAACGTTGGCTAATCGTCACATCGTCTGATTTTACACGCGCCGATTGCAATGATAGTGCTTTAACGACAGAACCTGGACAGTGCGTTTTGTTTGTTGTAACACCATAAATCCACGCTCATCTACACAATGGATTGCTGTCTTCCCTATGTTTGTAATGGAGCTAAAGCACCAAACAAACATGGAAATGCCCGACCATTGTTTCGTTCGCCTTTTGTGAATTTATGGCTAATACAACACAAAACACCCAAGTCCAGAACCTGTCTGGCACTATCATCGCAATCGGCACTAAATCAGACGATGGCGATTACCCAACTACAATCCGTCTCGAGGACGGTAACTACGAGAAGGTCTGGCACGGCGATCGCCTACAGCGCGGAGCCTCTGTCCAGCTCGATCTTGTGACCTGGGCCAACGGCTGGACTGACAAGTACATCACCGCCTAACCAACAGGGGTCGAGCAATCGGCCCCTTATTAGTGCTCGGCAGTTGCATAGAAACCAGGCTCGCTATGCTCGCAGGGGGTAATAACCAACCCCAATCCAACAAAATATACCTTCGGTTTTGTCGGGATGCTCAAGGGGTTGAGGCATCCCTCCAAAAGCCTCATTAATACAAATCAACACATACACACACATGACAAAACTAAGATCCTACATCATACATATCCTCAACATTACTATACACAAGCTAGACAAGATACGAAACTATCTAGTAGATGTTAATGTAGATATACTTCTCAAAAAGCTTGATAATCAGCAAGCTTTACCAAAACATATCATAAGATCATTCAAATAATCATATGCACATACAAATACAACAAATCATCAATCGCATACATAACTCAGAACGTTACTCTGACGACTACCGTCAAGCATGGTCTGACTTATTCACCGCTGCCAAGCAGCACGTACTACGCACACACACTGCTACCAAGTACAACAAATCAGCTATCACTCGTGACAACGACGACCTAGCTGTACAAATACTAGTCGACAATTGGATGGCATACGATGACAC